ATGCAACTAAAGAGAGAACTTCATTACAAATGTGAAATCGGAGAAAAAGGTGAGTGGGAGTGTAAGGGTGCAAATGATTATCTAAATAGAGTCCTTGATGTCTTGGATGAATACTGGCAATAAATAAAAGAAAGTAACATCATAATGGCACAAATCAATAGACGAGTAGGTCACCCAATGAAACTGAAACAGGTTTCTAATAGAAACTTTTTGTCTATTGTTGGATTCAAATTTATATTAAACAGATGTCCAAAGGTTGATTTTCTCTGCAATAGTGCAAACCTACCTCAAATTACTCTTGGTGTAGCAGAACAAGCAACTTACCTTAGAAACATACCAGTGCCTGGTGATAAATTGCAATACGATGATCTTAGAATCACTTTCATGGTAGATGAAGATATGGAAAATTATCTTCAAATATATCAGTGGATGACTTCTCTTGGGTATCCAGAATCTATCGGACAATATAGTGAATTATTAAATAACAAACCGTTAGTAGAAGATCCTGATGACAAGCAAAATGAACGATCAGATGCTACAATACAGATATTGACTAGCAATTTGAATCCTAGTGTAATTGTAAAATTCAAGGATGTATTCCCATATTCATTGACAGGAATACCATTCACTGCTACAGCAGAAGAACAAACATATTACACTGCTGAAGCTGCTTTCAAATATACTCTATATGATGTAATCGATGTCAAGGGAAAGAAAGTCTAGTCCACTGTCCATTGAAGGGATACAGGACATGTGGAGTGCAGACTCCAAAATGAATCAAGATGAATTAGATACAGAAAGTCTTAGAATACCTCAATTACACGCTAAGTATTACGAACTATATAATACAATACTCCTCATGCGAAAACGTGATGAGCAGGTGTATAGTTCTATGTTATTAGATCGTAGAAAGTATTACACAGGGAAAGCAACAGCACAAGTATATGCTGAAGAACCCTTTCCTTACAAGGTCAGAGATAAGGATGACCTCAAGTTATATCTTGACTCAGACGAAAAACTGAGTAAGACAAAACTAAAGATAGAATACTATGATACGATGCTGAAATATCTTGAAGAGATATTAAAGCAGGTGACAAATAGAACCTACCAAATCAAGAATGCAATTGAGTGGAGAAGGTTCTCGTCTGGTTATGGTTGATGTAATCATCAAAAAGAAGAATGAGGTTTTTCTACAGATCTCATGCGAACCGCATATAGAGCACGAATTACAGGATGAGTTTACATTCGACGTGCCAGGTGCAAAGTTTATGCCTCAGTATAGAAGTAAATACTGGGATGGTAAGATAAGATTATATAATTTACAAAAGAAAGAAATATATGTTGGTCTACTTGACAAGGTTACTTCATTTTGTCAACGATACGATTACGATTTTGAATTTGAGAACTCCAAGTATTACGGACTGCCTTATCAAGAGACGGAAGGAGTCTCTCATGAGGGAGTAAAGGAATACCTAACGGGAATCTCGAAGTACAAACCTCGTGATTATCAGATTGAGGGGGTGTTTGATGCATTACAAAAAAATCGAAGACTAATTATATCACCCACAGGATCTGGTAAATCCTTGATGATCTATGCAATTACAAGATACCATGTATCTTATGAAAGGTCAACCCTTATTGTGGTGCCTACCACATCATTGGTCGAGCAAATGTATAAGGATTTTGAGGATTATGGTTGGGATGTTGAAAGATTTTGTCACAAAATTTATGCAGGTAAAGATTTACTCAGTAAAAAACCAGTTATAATCTCAACTTGGCAATCAATATACAAGTTACCTAAGAAGTGGTTTGAGCGATTTGATGTGGTGATTGGTGATGAGGCACATCAGTTCAAGTCTAAATCATTAGTAAGTATCATGACTAAACTCTATGACACGAAATACAGGTATGGTTTCACAGGTACGCTTGATGGTACACAAACTCATAAGTGGGTACTTGAAGGTTTGTTCGGACCCTCTTATAAGATCGTCAACACTAAGGAGTTACAGGAGAAAGGTTATCTAGCACAATTAAATATAAAGGTATTATTGCTTAGACATGATCCACAAAGGTTTGATACGTATGAAGATGAAATACAGTATTTGATAGGTCATGATAAAAGAAATAAGTTTATCAGAAACCTGTCATGGGATTTGAAAGGTAATACACTCATACTTTATAGTCGGGTAGCCGCACACGGAGAGGTATTATACAACCTCATAAATAATGACGAACGTAAAGTTTTCTTTGTCCACGGTGGTGTGGACGTAGAGGAGCGAGAAGAGGTTAGAAGAATCACTGAGGAGGAATCGAATGCAATCATAGTTGCTTCATTTGGTACATTCTCAACTGGTATCAACATCAAGAATCTTCATAACATTATCTTTGCTTCACCTAGTAAGTCCCGAATTAGAACTCTACAATCGATAGGTAGAGTCTTACGTAAATCTCAACACAAACTCAAAGCAACTCTTTATGATGTAGCAGATGACTGTAAGAAAGGATCAAGGCAAAACTATACTTTGAACCATCTTATAGAAAGAATAAAATACTACAACGAAGAAAATTTTAGCTATGACATCATCCAAATCACAATCTGACCCTTATGATGAGTTTGTAGCAACCATCAAACTTGTTACGGGAGAAGAAATACTTTCAAAGGTGGTCATTACTAATGATCATAAAGAAGAGACAATTGTATTAGATAATCCTCTCATATGCCAAGAGGTTCGCTCCTACGGAGCGAATATCCCTATGGGATATAAATTTGAACCTTGGATAAAAATGAGCGACGAGGACGTTTTTATCGTACATATGACAAGTATTATTACAATGTCTGAAATAAAAGATAAGAATGCTATTAAAACTTATACAGAAATTGTAGAAAAAGGTTTTGATAAAAAAGATCCAGAACTAACAAGAGAAATGGGATCTAGAGGTACAGTCAAAGATTGTAGAGATATGATAGAAAAATTATATAAAGGTAATGATGCTACTAAAGATACTCAAAGTTGATAGCTAAAGTTCCCTTGAACCGCCACACGGTTAGTGTACACCATTTGCATGAGGTTGTCAAGTGTGCTATAATTTATACAAACATATATGACATATGACAAGAAAAAGGTCAGAACATTATGTCAATAATAAGGAGTTCCTTGCTGCTATTGTTGCATATAAACTCTCTATATTAGAGGCAGAGAAGTTAGGAAACCCAAAACCTAGAATTACAAATTATCTTGGAGAGTGTTTTCTCAAGATAGCAACACACCTTTCGTATAAACCGAACTTTGTGAACTATATGTTCAAGGATGACATGGTGTGTGATGGGATAGAAAATTGCGTACAATACATAAACAACTTTGATCCCGACAAATCTAAGAATCCTTTTGCATATTTTACACAGATCATTCACTATGCTTTTCTACGTAGGATACAGAAAGAGAAGAAACAATTAGAAATCAAACAAAAAATTATAGAAAGATCTGGGTTTGACGAAGTTTTCGTCGCAGACGAAGCTGGAAAATCTGCTGAGTATAACTCAATCAAAGATGCTATACAGTACAGGAACAACAATAGATGATTAATTTTTTACTAGAGAATCATGAATTTCTAGGCAATCACTCTATTCCTGAGTTCATTGTCGGTTATATTTTTGCAGCTGCACTTATTATTGGTGCACCTGTAGTGTTTCTAATTATTTCATTTATGTCGGCACTTATGAAAACTAGTGGTAAAATGACAGGATATAAAGAATACGAACAGTATGGAAAGTCATCTTGCAATGATGCACCACCATTTATATTACCAGATCCAACGAGGAAAACAAAATGATTGAAAAAATATGGCTTACATTTAGTATCTGCTATGCAGTATTCATTTTTTATAGGTATTTTACCAAACCAACAGTATGATTTTACCAGGTTCCACAGTTAAAGTGATAGATGAAAATTCAATATACAGAGGATATGTTGGATGTGTTCAAAGAGTACAAGGAAAGAAAGCAGCAGTTCTCATGGATCAAGATGGTACTCCTTGGGATAAAATGATTACATTTAAACTTTCTGATCTCGTAGAAAAAACAGATGGTTTCCAATACTACCCTAAAAAGAAATGAAAGTTGCAATCATAACAGATCAACACTTTGGTTTTAAGAAAGGATCAAAGTTATATCTAGATTACTTCCAAAAATTCTATGAAGAATGTTTTTTCCCAACGATTAAGAAACATAAAATCACAACTGTCCTCGATCTGGGGGATACTTTTGATAATCGTAAGGGCTGCGATTTATTTTCTTTGGACTGGGCGAAGAGAAACTACTTCGATCCTCTGCAACAACAGGGAATTGATTTGGTTAGCATTATTGGAAATCACACCGCCTACTATAAAAACACTAATGACATCAATACGAATGACTTATTACTACGAGAGTACGATAATATTACCATATTTTCTGAGTGCACAGAATTAGAGGTAGGTGGTTTACCTATCTTGTTTATCCCTTGGATCAATCAAGAAAATAAAGATAAGACATATAAAATGATCAAGGAGAGTAAATGTAAAGTTGCTATGGGTCACCTCGAACTCAATGGTTTTATAGCAACACATGGACATATGATGGAGAACGGAGATGACTATGAGATATACAATAAGTTCAAACAAGTATTCTCAGGACATTATCATACAAGATCTAATAATGGTAAGATATACTATCTTGGCAATCCTTATGAGATGTTTTGGAACGATGTAAATGATCCTAGAGGATTTCACATATACGATACTGAAAAACTAACTCTCAAAACAATCAATAATCCAAACAAACTATACAGAATTATTAATTATGACGACACACCTCGACAACTTACAAAATTTAATGACTATACTCAAAAGATAGTCAAGGTAGTTGTAAGAAATAAAAGTAGTGAGAAAGAATATAATCTCTTTATGGATGCACTTATAAAAGCAAATCCATATGATATCAAAATTATAGAGAAAACTGACCACCTTGTTTTCGATGGTGAGATAGTTGAACAGACAGAAGATACTATGACCCTACTCAACAAGTATATTGATGACTTAGAGACAGATCTAAATAAATCTAGACTCAAAGGTCTTATAAAAGACTTGTACCAAGAAGCATGTGAGGTAATCTAATGCACATCATCACTATAAAGGGGGCGAAAGATGATGGAGCTTATGCTGTGATGAATCCTTTTGGAGAAAAAGTAGTCTTCATGTTCAAGGAAAAAGATGATGCATCACGGTATGCTATGCTACTTGAAGAACAGGGAGATCCAGAAATGGATGTTATTTCAATTGCTGACCATGTGGCAATTGGAGCTTGCGAAAGATCAGGAACTAAGTATACTGTGATTAGCAAGGATGATATTGTGATTCCACCTACACCAAAAAATGATTGAATTCAAAACTATTCGTTATAAAAATTTTTTATCATCAGGCAATCAATACACAGAGATAGAATTAAATCAACACAAAGATACTCTTATAGTTGGATCTAATGGATCTGGTAAATCTACTGTATTAGATGCGTTGACATTCTCTTTATTCAATAAACCATTTCGTAAGATAAGTAAAAGTCAATTAGTAAACTCTACAAACGAAAGAGAAGCAGTAGTAGAAATTGAGTTCATTATAAACACCAGTACGTATAAAGTTACACGAGGCATAAAACCGAATATCTTTATAATAGAAAAAGACGGTAAAAAATTCAATGAAGAATCTTCTGCTATTGATCAACAAAAGTATTTGGAAGGACAAATACTCAAACTCAACTACAAATCTTTCACTCAAATTGTTATACTTGGCAGTGCTTCTTTCGTTCCCTTTATGCAACTTAGTGCTCCACATCGCAGGGAAGTCATAGAAGACCTTCTGGATATAAAAATACTATCCACTATGGCAGATTTGTTGAAAGAAGGTATAAAGAAAACAAAGGACACAATCAATGTGTTAGACTTGACAAAAGAATCGTTTGCTGATAAGATAGTAATGCAACAGCAATTTATTCGTAAAATAGAGGAGCAAGGAGAAAGTGATATCATTAAAAAACAAGAAAAAATCGAACTATGTCATACAGATATTGCAGAGGGTGAGAGAGAAATTAGAAGACTTATTTCCCAACAAAAAAAAGCAGAACATCACATAGAAGAACACTCAAATGCACCTACTATTATAAGAGAGTTAGATGATATAAGATCAAAATTCAAATTCAAAAAAGAAAACGCTGAATATTCATTAGATTATTTTCAAAAAAATAATAAGTGTACTACCTGCACACAACCTATTACTGAAGAGTTTAGACTCGATAAGGTACAACATTTTGAAGAAGCAATAAAAGATCTCGTCAATAATCTCGATGAATTGCAAGAGGAATATGCATATCAGACTGAAAGATATGAGAAACTAAATGGGTTGCAGAAAAGAATTACTGCTATGAATCAAGACATATCAAATTATAATATGACTATCTCCAACACATTGAAACTTATAAAAGAATTAACAAATGAAATAAAATTTATAGAAGATAATATTGATAATCCTACTGCCGAGATGAGAGTGAAACTGACGGAGTATAAGAATAAATTGAAATTAATACTCAAAGATTTGAAAGAAACGAAAGAACATGCTGACTACCTTGCACAGTCAAAACAAATGTTGACTGATGATGGAGTAAGAAGAAGCATCATACTAAAATATCTACCATTGATCAATAAACAGGTGAATGATTATCTACAAAGAATGGACTTCTTCATTAATTTTACCTTAGATGAAGATTTCAATGAAAAGATACAAACACCAATTCATGAGAAATTTACCTATAGTTCTTTTAGTGAAGGAGAGAAAATGAGAATTGACCTTGCTCTTCTATTCACATGGAGAGACATTGCAAGAATGAAAAATAGTGTTGTCACCAATCTTCTCATCATGGATGAAGTGTTCGATTCCTCACTTGATGGGTTTGGAACTGATGAGTTCTTGAAGATTGTAAGGTTTGTTATTGAGGGTGCAAATGTCTTTATCATCAGTCATAAGAATGAACTTTATGATAAGTTCCATCACTCACTAGAGTTTGAGAAAGTCAAAGGTTTCAGCAAACTAAAACATTGACACAATTCATTTAGTGTGCTACTATAAATAACATTACAAAGGACTCGAAAGATCGTAACCCTGCGTAGAAACATCACCCTTGTCGAGGGTGGTATCATCCGCAGGTTTTTTAGTATCTGCGAGACAAAAATTTTCAAATGATCAAATCAACAATCGCTGCCCTAGCAGCAACACCTCTACTAATTTCTGGAGCAGCTTTTGCTGGACCATACGTAAATGTGGAAGCAAGTGGTTCATATCCAGATGGAGCATACTCTTCAGGTACATGGGAATTCCAACTTGGATACGAAGGTACAACTCCTAATGGAATTGACTGGTATGTATCTGGTGGTCCTACAACTACTCACACTGAGTCTGATGATAAGTTCGGTGACACTGAACTAATCGGTTACCTTGGTGGTGGTAAGTCAATCAACGATAAGGTTGGAGTATACGGAGAGGTCTCTGGTGCAACTAACGTTGACGACATTGACTGGTCTGGAAAGGTAGGTGTAAAGTATACATTCTAAGATAGTATGCTATACTGAGGGGGTCTAACGACCCCCTTTTTTTATGGAAATATTTGACGATTACATCGATCAAAATAGTTTCAAGTATCTGTCTGATACGATAAGTTCTGATACATTCCCGTGGTTTTATAATAATTCAAAATCATCTAAGGATGTAGATCATGTTTATAATTACCAATTCATTCATAGATTTTATTATGATGCAGTAATCACTTCAGCATACTATAAAATTTTATTGCCTATTGTAGAAAAGATGGAAGCAAAGGCATTAGTAAGAATCAAAGCAAATTTAAATCCACCATCAAATAAACTGGTAGAATACAACAAACATACAGATCAAAAATTTAAATGCAAAGCAGCGATATATTATGTCAATTCAAATGATGGTTATACTATCATAGGAAATCAAAAGATTGAATCAAAGGCAAATCGAATAGTATTTTTTGATGCTGATCAACCACACTCAGGCACTAACTCAACTGATTGTAAAAACAGAATGGTAATTAATTTCAATTATTTCTAAGTAATAAATAGTAATACTTCGTTACAAATGTATGTCAGAAATTCAAGACATGATATGGATGGTCACCATGCTGATATTTGTGACAACTGTGCCCACTGCCTTAGTAATATCCATCTACTTACGAGTCATAACAAGGAAAGATAAGAAATAGTTATTAGTGTCATAAGTGTAACAAATGCAAATATTACTTTACAAAAGTTTATATTTCCTATATAATAATGTAACATAAGTTCATAATTCATTCAATGACCACTGTAACAGAATCAGGCAACCGCCAGAACATGTACCCAACTGAGATACCAACTCAAGTTATTGAAGGATACGAAGGTTATCCACAAAACGCTGAGAAAGTAAATGGTCGTTGGGCAATGATCGGATTCGTAGCACTTCTAGGTGCTTATGCAACAACAGGACAAATTATTCCAGGCATCTTCTAATGGACACTAAGCATCCATATTGGAAATATGCCGAGAAGGTAAACGGGAGACTAGCAATGTTAGGTCTCATCATCGCTACAGTAAACTACGGTTTATTTGGCACAATTATTCCACCATTATTCTAAGGTAAAACAAATGACTCCAGAAGCAGAAAAGTTCAACGGTTGGATGGCAATGTTAGGTTTCGTTGCTGCAATCGGTGCATACGCTACAACAGGTAATATCATTCCTGGTATCTTCTAATGACAGATAAAGAATCAAAAAAAGTTGCTGAGAAACTAAATGGCAGACTTGCCATGATCGGCATCATT